AATTAAGAAAATAATTACCAAGGAACAAAAGTGCAGTAATTAGGAATACAATGTATTCCCACTTTTGCCTACCTCAAACAAGAGAGTAGGAATTTTCGGGGAAAATTTTCATAAAAAGGTAGTTACTTATAAGATGACTTTTCCGCGCAAAGCTAAGGTTTTTCTAAAAGACAAACCAACAGAATGATAATTGTATTAACAATTGTGCACGTACGTATTAAATGCGCACACGCACAAATATAAAACAATTACATATAATACAGAATTTAAATTTTTACTATTTCATAAAAAAATATGGATTTTTACGGAAGAGACTTCTAAGATTGAATATGAATAAAAGCGTGTTTGCATAATATACGATACAAGCAGAAAAGACAGCCTACAATCCGTAAAGACACAAAAAGGGCGCAAAGGTAGAAATTTCTACTTTTGCGCCCAAATTACTATTTATAACCAGAAGGATTATAATTAGGATTTTCACGATAAGCATCTAGCCATGATTTACCGCTAGGCGGCGGGGTAGATTCGCCAACTGAAGAAGAGCCTTTGCTAGATCTAGGTTTCGGCGTAAAGTTACTAATACCATCAGAAAAATTCTTAACCATACGGGAAACAGATTCGCCACGCTCAAAGATTTTATCGATGTCATAGCTATCAACACGCTTATTAGTAAGAGATGTTTCAGATTTGTACATACCACTCAAAGAACGAATCAAATCTGGTTCTTGCATCAATTTATTTAAAGACCACTCATTTTGCTGAATATTCAAATCCAACAAATGGCGATACGGTGTTTGCCGTAGAATGGATTCTGCTTTACCAATAGGCATTTTGCCAAGCATAAAATCAGTATAATATCTAGACATTTCATTAGTCATATCTTGACCATGTGTCAAAGAGCCATAATATTTACCAAGTTTTCCAAGGTATGAAGCATTAGCACTTGCATTAGTCAAAGCGGCACGGCCTTGCATTAAAGCAGCATTACTTTGAACAGTCGCAGCATGCGCAAAAGTTTGCTGAATAGAAAGCCAACGACCATAATTCTCTGTTTGCTTTAAGGTATATTTACCGTTGGCAATATCCCGAAAAGCAGAAGCATAGAAAGACATGGTTTGAGCCACATTTTTCTCAACTTCTTGCGGCATCACATTATAAAGACTAAAAGCTTTAAGACGAGCATCATACATAGCATCAAAACCTTGCCAATTCTGCAATTCAGCCTTAAATTGCTCTTGAAGCAATCTATTCTGGTACGTATCAAGAGCAAATTTATAAGTAAGCTTCTGCATATTGTTCTGAGATTCTATAAGACCTTTTTGAGCATCATTCACACCTCTGACAGATTCATTAACGTTCTCTTGAGACTTTTGTAAAGCAACCGAAGAACTGACAGAACGAGTCGTGTTATAAGCAGCAAGACCACTAGAAGCAGAATCACCAACAAAAGAGAAATCTGTAGGCATCATTTGAGCAGATTCAGCAGCGGTGGCAGTCGCACCGCTTCCAACATTGCCACTCGCAGAAACGTCACCAAGAAGAGCATTAAGACCAGCAGATCGCAAATCATTAGCTTTGGCAGAAGATGTACCATACATTTGATACATCAATTGTTGCCATTTTCGTGTCTTCTCCGCTTCTTCGGCATTAAAGCGGTTTTGCTCTTGCATAATTTTATAGTTCCACTCATTTGTTTTGTCGGTATTATGCTTACCAAAAAGACCACCAAAAAGCGAACTAGCAACACCAAGAGCACCACCAATTAGGGCACCAGGAACACCACCGACAGCAGAGCCAGCAGCGGAACCACCAGCAGCAGAAGATAAAGCAGTACACTTTTTTAAGCGAAAAGGAGCACCGCCAAAAGCGGCAGTACTCCAAGAAAGAATATTAGACAACATAAGCAAAATTACTTAAAGATTTGCAAAAGGCGAGCCTGAAACTCCTTATTTTCATTCTCAATCTTATCTTTCTCTTCTTGCTCCTTAGCAGCTGCAGCAGCCTTAGAACGTGCTTCCTTATCCTTAACAGCCAACTCTTTCAGATAGTTCATTTTTTCGCTAGCTGTCTGCGTATAGCGACTAGGGCATGAGTTTATAAGTTCTTCATCAGTCAAAGAACCGAAAGTCTCTTCAAACTGATTGCGAAAATTAGAATTATCAATCATAGGCTGCATCGATTCTTTAATTTCCCGCAGAGATTGTGCATCAACACGCATATTATCAATACGTTGCAATAAAGACACATCAGTATGAAAAGAAGTTCGCAAAGGAATATTATTATCACCTACGGAAGTGACTTCATGCTGTACTTCCTCATAAACTGGGGGAACATAAACGACTTTATCTTTAGCTTTCATAACCAAAACATTTTTAAATTATTTAGAATAAGGCAATCCATACACACTGAATGGCCGAACAGCGACACAAGTATTCACACTGCCAATAAGAAGCTTATCATCATTGACAGTACCCGACCACTGATTTACAAAGATAGGATAAAGCAAAGACGGACGACATTTGAACAAATCATCGATACTACCATAATTAGAGACAGACTGAGAACCGAGATTACGACGCCATAGACGTAAAAAAGATTCATCGTAGCCTGTTACCCAACTCGAATATGTACCACAAAAACCACCCTCAAAATAATCCTTAGCACTTTTGAGTTCGGCATAACGAGGGGCATACCCATAAGTGAGAGACATATCAATAGCTTGGGAATTTGGGGATGATTTACTCAAAGATTGATTCAAACCTATTAATGGAGCACTCAATTCACAACGAAACTGAGTTTGCATACCAATGCTGTCAAGTTCGGGAACAGGAAAATCAGTAGCATCGCACTTGAACAAATTACGGTCAATACCAACATGAGAATAATCAAGCTGAGGAACTGCACGATAGATACCAATAATGATACCATAAGTTGTAGAAGTGAACTTGCAGCCAGCAGACAAATCACCTACACCAATTGCCTTAATATCCGGTTGACCACCATCAAGGAAATTTGTATTTACTTGAGGATTAATACTTATGGTTTTATCATCACCACCAATGAAGGTAGAAGTACGAGAATCGACCTTAGGCTTGATACCAAAATGTGCCAAAACTTGATTAGCAAAATCAGGGTCATTACTGTTTTGTATCTCCTTATATTTTTGCAAAGCGGCAGCAGAACGCAAAGCCGAAATTTTAAGAGAAGAATCGGCAGCAGTAAGTTTACCACTAAAACCAACAAGAGTATTACCATTAGTGGTACGAACCTGTGATGCATAGCTACCATGAGAAGGAGTTGTAGGCGAATTGGCTTTCTGGAGATTATCGTTAGCCATATAAGACGAAGAACCAAAAAGTACACCCTTAGTAGAGTCCGCAGAATTTTGAACAATCAAAGTAGCATCGGCATTATTCAAACCGACAGGAACCGCAGACTCATCACCATATTGAGCTCGAGGCAGAACAGAGGTAAAATAATCAATTGGAAGGTTAGAATTTTCCAAATCAAGTATAGAAGTCATCATAGATGTAAAAGTACTGCTCGAGATAAATTGGGTGGCGTTCATGTTGCCATCAGGCTGCAAATAATCTATATTACAAGTCCAAGGCTCAAAAGGCTGCCACTTTTCATTGCGGTAATGGTCGTTACAAATCTTATGATAAGCCAACAATGGCAAAATCGAAAGATTAGGGCTATTCGACAAAGAAACAGCTTCAAAACCTTTCAAATTAAGACCATAACTATTATTAGAAGAAAAATCAGCTTTTTTCCATGCTTTACCGGATTTAACGAAAGACTCAGCCATAGAATATATATCATACTGAATACAGATTGAAAAATTTCCATAACCAAGAGACATTAAAAGTTTGGCAGCTCGACAAAGACGGTACCCATCGCAAACAAAAACGTCAGCATAAGCGGAAGAACTATCACAATATTTTTTAAAACCAACAGCTGAACGAGAAGATGGTGCAGTATTGGCAATAAAATAAGCGTCGACAGCATCCAAAGCATGATTATACATCAAACCAAGCCAATAGGAAAAATCTGCATAAGAGACAAAAGGCAAACTTGTAGTGATTTTAGATGATTCCGTGGAACTACTAGCAAACTTAGAAATATTCTGACCCGCATCGCCCTTAGTCAAATTGTTTACCTGCTGTTCAAAAAATTTCCACAAAGACTGGAAAGGAACAAAAAAATACTGGATATTTTCTCGGATACGAGTAAAGGCATCAGTATTAAGAGCGGCAGTACGAGTTTTACCATTATACCCAATCTTAAAGGTCTCATTAGGATTGACCCACTGAGTGAATACAGGCAGCAATTCGCCAACTTGAGCAGTAAACATGTGGCGATGAGACAAGTCGAAAGCATTACGATTTACCTTGTTCTTAATGCGATGCATACCTAAAACATTATTAGCCATATTAAA